GCAGGCCCACCGCGAGTTCAATGGTTTTGATCCGCTCATTGCTGGCGATCTCTTCCATCTTCACCTGAAAATCATCGGCGTTTTTGGTGATTTCGATGAGCTGGTCGACCGTGAGTTTCCCGGATTTCGTCAGTGCGTCCAGTTGATCCTTGGCGTCTTGAGTCTTGTCCGCGACGGCAGCAAAGGCGCCCGTGGCTTTGACGGTGCCGCCACCCACTTGAGAATACGCGGTCGAGACGCCTTCAATGGACGTGGCGTATTCATGCGCTGCCGTACCGCCCCGCTTGAAAACATCTTCAACTTTTTGCACGCCGTCCGGGAGTTCAATCGGCGGCAACTTCAGCGAGTCCCCCCATGCAATGGTCAGTGCCTTGGCGTTTTTCACCCCATCCGACCAGTCCATCAGCGCGGATTCGCTGGCCTTAACAACGTCCTTATTTTCCTTGGCCTGTTGATTGGCTTGACGCAATCCATCCGACCAGTCCATCAGTTCGCCAGTCGCAACGGTTGTCGATTTCCCGATGTTCTTTAACCCTACTTCCGCTGCATCAAGCTTGTTTCGCAGCTCCGTTGATTTATCGCCCGCATCCCCCACCGCCTGATTCCAGCCGTCCCGCAATTCCTGGGCGTTGCGTTCCATGTTAGCGGCTATCGCTGCCGCCGCTTCCTCAACGCTGCGAATCTTTGCCTCGGAGTCAGCAATCACAGCGTTATCGGCAAACGGGTTCATCTTATACAGCGCCAGGCTGGCTTCTAACGCCACCTGAGTGAGCTTGGTAATCCCCAGCGCTACGAGATCAAACGTCACCTGTACGCTGTTTGCAGCCACCTTGACGCCGCCAAAGACCGCATCCAATACCGTCTGCATGTCCAGACCGGCGCGGCCAATGGCAATCAACGCCAGGCCCAACCCCGCGCCGGCATCAGTCACCAACTTCATCCCGCCGAGGGTTTGGCCGAATTCCAGCTTTGAGGCGGCATCCAGATCATTAAAATGGCGAATCATCTCGCCGACCATATCGGCAAACGGGCGAAACTCACTGATAATGCCGGTCACGATGCGCGTCAACGCCTCAAACGTATTCATAACCGTTTGCAGCGCACTGGTTAATCCTTCAACGGTTGTAATGTCAATCGCGCCAAAAAACGACTGCAACAGCGTCTCAACTTCTTTCCCTAAGCCCCCTAACGAATCAATCAGTCCCGTCCAGTCCAGTCCCTCAAACGCCGCCGGCAAATTCTCGGCAACCTTTTCAATGATGCCGGTGATATTTTCCAGGCTGTCGTTAATAAACTCCTGTAGCGGCTTAAACCCCTGTTCGCCACTGGTTGAAATTTTTATAAACGCCTGCGCCAAACTACTGAGCGCATCCTCTGCGCCGTTGAAGCTGTCCAGGAGTGGCGTTCCGAAACTGACAAAAGCGACCTTGAGCGCTTGGGCCAGCGTATCGGTAGCGTCTTTCATCTTCTTGAAAGCGTCATTGGTTGCGCCGGTCGCTTTCCCCATCGCCTCAATATTGGTTTTGAACTTCTCTGATGAGGTGATCGCCAGCACATTGACGGCGTTCAGCGCTTCTGTGCTACCAAACAGCACCGCCATTTTTTCCGCCGATCCGCCAGTTTTCGCCGCAACCTCCGCCAAAACCCCCGCCAGTCCTTTGGACTTGAGGGTATTAACGTCAAAGGCAATGCCCAGCTCGCTGGCTAAATCCTTCGCCTGGCTGCTGGGGTTGATGATCGCAGTGAGCGCCGCATTAATACGGGTCACGGCTTCCGAGGTTCCTGCGCCTGCCGCCGTAACGGTGGCGATAGCTGCGCCTAACTCCTGAATGGAAATCCCACCCAGGGTGGCGGTACTGGTGACGCCGGAAATGCTGGCTGCCAATTCCGGGATGGTGGTTTTACCCAGTTTGACGGTCGTGAAAAACACATCCGAGAATTCGGCGGCGTTATCCATGCCTTTGCCGTAGGCATTCAGCGTCCCTAATAGTGCCTGTAGGGTGATATTGAGATCAGCCTTGCCGGCTACCGCCAGCTTTTCCGCCGTCGAAACCGCTTGCAGGGACTGGGTGTAATCGACGCCCTGCGAAATGGCGTTATAGGTCGCCGCTGTCACCTGCTCCAGAGACTGTGTACTGGTGGCGGCATACGCTAAAACTTCCGTGCGAAATCCTTGCAGCGCCTCAATCGGCTGGTTGATGAGGGTAGTAATCTCCCGGAATCCAGTATCAAACTCACTAGCGACATTGACTGCAACCCCGACCAGGGCCGCGCCCACCGCCAGCGCGGCGGACTCTGCCGCTAACAACTGATCAGCAATATCGGCAAACGGCGCCGCAATATCGCCAGCGGCGTCATTCAGATCGCCCAGGTTTTTGCCAACCTTTTCCGTCACGTCGCTGACGTTATCGACGCCTCGAAAAATCAGTTCGATCACTGAGGAAAGATCAGCCATGGTCAACGACTCGCTGCATTTTTGTCATGATAGTACTGGCCCCACAGGGCAGACTCTACAGGCGTCAAGCGCCGCTCCGGGAATAAATCAGGCCGGGCCTCAAAGAGGAACCGGCCTTTGAGGTCACAAAGCGCCAGGGCGGTACTCACGCCGGGGTCACTGTAGAGCGCCGCTATTTTCCCAAATCCGGCCCCATCCCGGTCAATTCGAGAATCTTGTTGGTCAGGATGTAGGCCACGATAGGGTAGCTGGCAAACAGCTTGACCGCCGTGGCCCGGTCAATCGCCGGTTCGATACTGCCAAAGGTCAGATGATCAAACCGCTTGGCGAGGTCTTCCGGCACATCCGTGCCGTAGCCCAGCAGGGTTTGCAACGCTTCAACCGTATCCGCTTTTGCCGCAGCGCTGTTGGCGAGCGCTTGCACCGTCGCGGCAATCGTGGCATGGCGGGCGTTACTCTCGTTGCAGCGAGCAATCTCTTCACCCGTCAGCCCGCGTACCGTCCAGACGGCAGGTTCCCCTTCCGGGAAAAACGCCGCCAAGTCTGGTACGGGGACTGCCAGTTGCCGGGGCGTTAAACTCGCACCCCGGAACCGCTCCAGATCAAAGGTCATCTATCTTTACCCCCCATTTCTGGGCCGCTTCTTTTTGTGTCAACGCCAAAGGCCCGGTTGAATGACAGTCATGGCAATATAACCAATAGATGCTAATTCTTTTTTCTGGAAAATCACTGCTTTCCAAAGAATTAGCCATCTTCTGGTTTAACCCGATCCGTTTTGATTGACAGAACGGACAGGGCGCAGGATGGATATTTTTATCTAACAGATCGCTCATGACGCAAAGTCAACCGACGCCTGGCTGGGCGACACGGTAAAACTGGCCTGGGGATTCGCCCCCACCCCGAACGTGCGGGCCACGGCGAGGATGCCCTGGGTCAGTTGGTAGGGCGCTTTATTCTTGTCCGGGGCGAATTTGAACAGCAGGTTTTGTCCTTTCTTCGCCAACAGCGCATCCGTGACGCCATCATTCAGGCTGGCGGTAAAACTGGCCTGTCCCAGGCTGGCGGCGGCGCTGCCCACTGCGCCGTCATAGTACTGCTCGGAACTGACCGAGTTGGTGGTTTCCGCCGGCACCCAGTCCCGCGCGCGGGGAATCTCGGCGAAGATCGGCGTAGCGCAACGCACATAAACCCGTTTCGGAATCGCGCCGGTGTGGATCGTCGGCAACGCCGCAGCGAAGGTGATCTTGCCTTCAATCGGTTTTTCCGACCACACCGGGTAGTCATAGCGCTCCTGGTGCGTCCCCACGACCTGGTAGATTTCGGCGGCGGTAATCGGCGCGGCTGTGACGCTGGTGGTGCGCACCTGGCCGATCTCAATACTGCCATCCGGGATCAACGGCGGGCCGCCCGCTGCGCCTCGAGTTTCTGTGAAGGCCGTGCCATCCGTACCGGCGACGGAGACAATCGCGCCATTGGTGTCCACGGTAATGGAAGTGATGCAATGGGTATCGCTGGAGACGCCCCGAGTCACGGCCACGCTAGTATCGGCATTCACACTCAACAACCCGGTCGTGCTGGAAGCGCCGGTCGCGCCGGGCATATAGGCGGTGAGCGCGGCGGTCTGGACGTTGTCGTTGCCGGTGCCGGCGCTGATCGCGCCGCCGGTCGCCAGGCCATAGGGGACGACGGCATATTCATAGTTCGGCGCTTGTGACCAGGGTTTGATGGTCGCCGTAAACGTCAGTTGATCGCCAGAGTCGGTCATCGCCGCAAACGCCTGTTGGGCGGCGGCGGATTCATAATAAACGGCTGCGTTACTGAGAATCATGGGGAAGTTCCTGTAGTAGCAGAGTCAGAAATCAGAGTTCGTCGGAACCGTCGCCAGTCGGCGGCGGGTGTTGGGTATACAGCCAGTCGGTTTCCCGCTGGAAATTCGCCACCAATACGGTGTTCAGGTCCGCGCTAATGTCATCTTTCACCGTGGTAAACACCTGGGAGACCGAGGGGCTGTGCAGCACTTTGACGCCCCGCTGTCCCTCCCGAACCGCTGGGGTCAGTTTGCTGCTGCCTTTCGTGAGAATATAAAACGCGCTGTCGAGCACCACGGTCTGGCCGGGTTTGATTTGCACCCGGATTTTGGTTTTTGGGCGGCCCTTCTGCGCGTTGCCGGCATTGGTGACGTAGTGGTACATCAGCAAGCCGCGTTTTTCGGCGCGCAACCCGGCAGACAGGCTCGCCAGCGTCGCCTTGCGCACGGTCAGCTTTTCCCGCACGGTCGCCGCCGTGAGTTTGACCTGCTGGCGGATTTCCGTGCTGGCGACCGTGCGCGCCTTCGCTGCGGTCTTATTCAGCGCCCGCATCAACGCCCGCGCCGCGCCGTTTTTGATATGGGCGAGGCGTTGCTGGGCATCGGCCAGCTGTTGCGGATCAACGTCGATCTCGATCATGGCGCGGCATACAGATTGTTCGGGGCGGTCCGGTAGGTGATCGCCAACTCCAGCAACGCGCCGATATAGGCGCTGGGGGTGTCGCTGTAAGCCGGGCTGGCTTGGGTGACAAGCAGGTTGTCACATAGGCCAGTGAGGGTGCGATCCCCGACCGCCAGGGTTTGCAGATCGGCTAACAACCGATTCGCCGCCGTACCCTTCGCCAGCAGGGTTTCGTCATAGTGGTCAATCGCCGTTAACCGCACGGTCATGATATGAATCACGTGATCCCATTCATCCGCGAGGGTTTCGCCTTCGTCGTACAACGCAATCAACCGGGCATGGGTGTAGTCCAGCGCATCGGGGTTGCGTTGCGCGCCGAGTCGGGTCGCCAGCGCGGCGAGGATGCGTTCCCGGATCGGTTCCGCCATGGGTCACTCCCTCACTTTGACTGAGCAGGTGATCAGGCCGGTATTGCCATCATCGGCATCCAGCCGTTTGACGATCAGCGTCTCGCTGGTCAGCGCGAACTGATCACCGGGATGGAGATCGGCAGGCAAGTCGCTGCGCCGGCATTGCAGGGTAATCCGCCGTTCCAACGTTCGGGCGGCGGCAAACTCTGGCAACTGCGCCTGGGCGTTGCGGTTGACCACGACCTGAAGCGTGACGCGCTGCCCGGTACTGGCGCGGGTGTACACGGCGGTTTCGCCGAGCACCCGCAACAGCGCCGGGGCAATGAGCGTCAACGGGTTCATGGTTTAGCCGATGATGATCGCCAGATGTTCTGGCTTGATTATGCTCACGCCCCAACAGACGCTCAGGTGGTAAACGTTCATGCGGAATCCGGGATAGACGGAGACCTCAAACGTCAAACCGCTCATGGGATCGCTGATCGTCATGCGGTCGCTGGCCAGGTCCCCTTCCACCGGAATCACCGGCAACCGGGTCGCCAGCAAGATCGCGTTGCGGCTCAACGCGATGTTGCGGGTGGAGGTAGCGAAAGTGGTAATCGCCCGTTCCCCTGTGGCTTGGGCTTTGCGGAGGCCGGGAGCGGCAATCGTGACCGTTTCACCGGTGCCAGGGTCAGCACCGGCCTGGTTCGTGGACACCACCACATATTTATTGGTGTCGTTCGCCAGGGTGATGATGTCGCCGGCGATGGCCTTGCCGGTGCCTGTCGAGGTTTTCAGGGTGAGCGTGGTTTGCCCGACCGTCAACGCCCCAGACGCAGTGGAAGCGCTGGTGAGCGTACCGGCGGTCGGGGTGATGACCTGGGCGGATTCGCGAATATCAAACCCGTACAGATTACCGAGCGTGCCGTTGCGCAACAGGCCGGATTCGCCAGCGGTGTTGACCTGGTACAGGGCGGAGGTGTTACGCAGGCCAGCGCCCGCCGTGGTGTTGATCACCGTGGCGCGGTCGCTCATCGGCGCGCCGTTATCGTCCAGGATTTTCTTGGCCCCGGACCAGTCCGCTAAAACCGGCGCAGTCCCGGCGGTCGTTCCAAAAGCGCGGCTGGCCCCGGCGCTGGCGGCGGTCGCAATGTCCGCTTCTATTTCCGCCACAGCGGCGCGAATCGCTTGGGCAATCTGGCCTTGTTTCAGGTTCAGGAAACCCGGCCCGGCGTTCATTGAATACTGTTCGTCGCCAGTCCAGCTGAACGGGAAAAACCGCGACTTGCTGATGGTCAGAGTGGCGTTGGTGAACGTCTGATTGGAGGCCGAGGGGAACGACATCGCCGGGGTAATATCGCCGCCAGCCGCGTTGGCCGGGGAGACCGGGACGCGCAACGTCTGGTTGAGGGCGATGCGGTCAGCGCTGGAGTCGCGGGCGACGGCGGGGATAAAGCCGACGAGTTCACGGCTGACCACGTCCAGGGCGGCATAGATATCGGGAATGAGATTGGTGAGGGTGTTGGCCATGGGGGCGGGTCCTTTTAGTCAGAAATGCGCTGGCCGGCCTTGAGGACGGCAGTGCGTTCGGGGGCGGTCATCGCGTCAAAC